ATGGACTCTGGCTTTTAAAGCTTCTAGTCTTAGATGAGCTGGGAGGTCGTTACTCCCACTGTCACGGACAGCCCCGCTATATTAGAATCATCGTATTCTAGCGGTACCCTCTGATTTTATTTTATTATGAGGGAAATGACTCTCGGCCCTCGAGAGATTACACCTAGGCGTGTTAACCTATGGTTCAGACCCATAAACTGCTATACCGTAGCCGGTCCGGTTGAGTACCGAAGGAACTGGTTATTTGGTGACCATCCTTATTATATTTGATATGAAATCTAATAAATAACAGATTAAGATCATTGATAAATCATCTGGAAGTGAATAGACGAGGCATCTAGGTGGTTGGAAAAACACAATAAAGAGAATAATCATTACTAGTCGCCAATTTCAAAGAACGATCTACGGGCGTATTACTAGTTTAATATGTCGTCTGGAGGTTATTAATCCTCATCGGGGTTTTATGTTGTAGCACTTTATCCAATATTCTTGCGATGATTACCAGAACAGTTGGCTCGAACTGTAAGTCCTGGCTATGATCCGATTTTCTCTGCTTTGGCTTGATACCTAGTCTTATTGAAAGGACCTGGATTCTGTTATATACCTCCTCGTAATAGCATGATCTTAACTTATTGTTATGTAACTGTTCTTTCAGATATAATACGGTTGGACATCTATTTCACATCATCTAGATTATGGCTGCTTAACTGGATTTTGAAGAGTACCTTATTAAACCATGCACTTTCAGGAGCTCGTTATAACAACTTAACGTTCTTACCCGAAGTGAAATAAGCCTTATTATTTTTTTAGAATTAAGCTACTCTCTTCTTCAAAAAGATCGACCCATAACCAAATGAATATTTGGGATTGTTCATCTTACATTGCTTGAGAAGTGAAAAGTTAATCTACAGTTACATTTTCTAGTTTAGCAAAATACTGTTGATAAATTATTTTAACTTATCGGGCTATTTCTTATATACGAAAGCAAGTTAATCTAAAGATATTTAATTCCTCGATGATAATTTATGAGCTCTTTCATACATATATTATTTTATCATTTTCTGCGTGATGTTAATTTTAGCTTTCACCATTGACAATCTTATCTAGGCTATTCTCGAAGACAGAGGATCATTCGAATAAGATGATATAGACATTGCCGCCAAGTAATGAGCTTAATCATCATTCAAATTATTACTAGATGTTGTGTTAGTGAGTATAACTTTTTACAACTGTCTTACTAAAATTACTTTTGAATTTTTAATACCTATAGTGCGAGATAAGAATCCAAAGCGCTTGAAATCGAAAATAATATCCTTAATCTGGAGCCCGAGTCCGTGAGGTTCTTAAGTATTTTCTTAGCTCACATATTTCCTCATTGCTTCTGAAAATTTCTAACGAGTCTATTTACTCTTAAATAACAGGGCTGTGTCATCTCCGGCAAAGAACATCTTAATCTCTTGTCTAACACTGTTTATGAAATATTATATATTCTATACTATCTAGAATCTAGAGCCTGTTATAGTTCGAACTTGTTTCGTTATAAAATTTCTCTGGAATAGTTATTATCGATTTTCGTGAGCGCAAAACATATGATATAAGAAGTTTCTATAAGTACCCATAAAAGTCGTGGCCATTGGATGACCAGAGTAGGTAGTTCCAAGTATTTTACCTTTCCCATTAAGTACTGGACTTTCTACTTTAAATTTCGCTGTAACATTAGCCATAAAATGATAATCTTAATCGTCAGATAATCCTATCCTTACACTTACTAATCTGATTTTTCCAAGTATGATTCAACCAATTGTTTTGTTAAAAGGAC